TCCGGCATCCAAGTAAAACCAAAATTTAAAAATTTAGCCTCAGTTATATCAGTAGGTGATTTAATTTCATAAGAAAAATTAAAACCAAGATGTTTAGCATTTTCAATTAAATTATCCCAAATAGGATCAATTGTCATAATTGAATCATCGCCCATAACTTTGGCAGGTAACTGCAAAAAAATATTATAAAGCTCATCAGCAGTTTCTGCTTTAAAAGAGCAATTATATAACAAAACAAAAATGGTAACAAGAGTATTATCAGTGAGAGTATTAAAGTCACCGGAAGCATTCTTCCCTAATTTAATACCTAACATACCCATTACATCAATAACCATACTATATTGTTTTTGCTTTAAAAACCATGATTTTGCTTCATCAAAACCATTTAAATTATTATTCCTAACATCATATATTATTTCAAATAACTTGTTAGAAATAGAAGCTTCCATACCAGAAATATCAAAACAATTTAAAAAAAACGGTAATTTTTTTCCTGTAATAACTTCAAATTGTTGTTGGTACAAAAGTGTAAACAAATAATTCCAACCACCGTGGAATATTGATAAGCCAACTGCAGACCAATTATTTGAGTAAGCTTGTGCTGTTAATTTATCATTTTGATCACCATATAACATCATGGCAACAATATAACAGACAATATCTGCACACATAAAAGTTCGTTGTTTTCTTTTAGTTAAATCAACATCTAATAATTTACTTAAAGAACGAATTTCTACTTTAGGTGCAGTCTCCCATATAGTTTCTACATCTTGACCAAGAAAAACAGCATCAACCATTTGTTTTAATAATGGTTCAAATTTAGTGAATACATCTCTCTTATTTTTACATCCTTTTCCCTTAAAAAAATAACCAGCAGCAGTTGCTTTTTCCGCTCTGATTTTTGCTTCTTCATAAGTTAAAATTCTACTACTTCTAAAAATATGATTATATATTTTTTTAAATGCTTGTATAGTTATATTTAATCTTTCTTCATCAGGATACCATGGTATCTGAGTATGAAATTTTTTAAAATCATTATTTAAATAATCTATATCAATATCACATATAAAATGATATTTGGGTAACATATGATTACCCCCACTAGCATTTATTTCCT